TACTCAGAAACTCCACCTCCAATCGTTTATCCAGTTAAAAAAAGAGGGTAGTAAAACCTTTTACCAGTCAGTAATTGGTGATCCAGTTGCCAATGTCCAATTCCAGAAGTTCGGTGATGGTGAAGCTATGATTCAGTATTGCAAGAAGGAAGAGTCTCGTGTTGAAGGTCCATGGGAATATGGTGAATTTGCCAAGAAAGGTAGTAACAAAAGGAAGTTACGCGAAGCAGTAGAAAGATCGCCTGAAAGAATGGAAGATGAGGATCCTAAGGTATATCGCAGAGTTATGGCTCGGATATGTCAAGAAGAGTTCGTCGAGAAGTTTACTTTCAACCATCAAAAAAAAGCCTGGCAAGATAAGTTAGAGTGTATTATTACTCAACCAGCTGATGATCGTAAGATTATCTGGATTTATGGTGAACGTGGTAATGAAGGAAAGTCCACGTATGCAAAGAAGTTGTTCACAGAAGGGTGGTTCTATACCAGAGGTGGAAAGGTACAGGATATTCTATATGGATATGCTATGAAGCCCAAGGCCCACGTGGTATTCGATATCCCAAGGTCTCAGAAGGATTATATCAATTACTCAGTTATAGAGCAGTTAAAAGACGGGCTTTGTACAAGTATCAAGTATGAGCCCATTATGATTGCAAGGTTTCAGCCCATTCATGTCGTTGTCATGGCTAACTTTAAGCCCAATATGGGAGAAGATTCAGCCCAGTTATCAGAAGATAGAGTCATCCTTATTGATTGTTCGAAAGGTTCAGTTGAGAAGCCAGAAAGATTGAGTACCGACGTTCCTATCCTTATGCCGTACACAGAGAAGCCCAAAACTATTATAAATAATGGAGTCGCTATTGATCCGTCAGTTGTTATTAGAGAATTGCCTAATGGATCATATGTCTGCCATGAAGATGAAGAGTTCGAGTGGATCTGGAGAAGGGAAAGAAACCAAGTCGTCAGAGTGTATAAGTCACCTTTTCAAAAAGAAATACTGGAGAAAACTCAGGGTTGATTTTCCAGATTATCCTTCAGAAGAATTGGAGTATCTAATTGAAGATTTAATGCAAGAGAAGGCCAAGTATTGGTCTATTGTATCGTGTGAAGATATGTCTGTTTTAAAATTTGTTCCGAATTGTGAATGTAATTTACAATATGTGAAAGATCATCTTGTTATGATATTTGGGGAGTCATGTTATGTAGTTCCGATGCTTAATTCTGAACCGTTCGATTGTTTCTTTCACGGTTATAAGCAAGTTATGTACAAGTCTATTATATGAATAAAGCAATTCCCATTTCAAGAAAATAACAACTATTACTTTGTCGCGCATGGAAACCGTTGGCGGTAAGTGGGTTTCCATTAAGCATGCCTTGCGTCCTAACACGAAAGAGATATTATGTTTATAATTAACCCGAGGCCTTTATGCCTCGGAATAACACACTCATAAATAAAACACACTCATAAATATTGATATCATGAGATATTACGTTTTAGAATGGCCGACCGCAGGTCAGTGTCCGCTTCTCGCGAAGCGAGCAGGACACGTATATGCGAAGCATATACCAGACGACGTAGTCGTCTGTCAGGAGCAAGCATGTTCCCTCTATTATTAATGTTCTGTTCACATACGCGCGCTTTACTGGAAATATTTGGGCTTCCGAGTTCCCGCTCAATTTATTTGTCCACTGATATGTCATTATCATTAGTTCCTTCGCGAGGAAGATACAGGCGCTATATAAGCAGGGTGTGCGAGGTGCTAGAACTCTCATCCTAGTATTATGAGAGTTCGCACCCCTCTCCTCACACCCCTTTCCTAATGCCTAGTATCCGGTCTAGAGCAGCGTTGGTCACATCTTTCTCTGAGTTAGCCATAGAGTCTTTCAAATCTATAGGTAGTGACATCATGCCTAATGGTGTAGGTTTCATGGTGGGCCAGGTTGAGATGTGTCCCAATACTCAGAAACTCCACCTCCAATCGTTTATCCAGTTAAAAAAAGAGGGTAGTAAAACCTTTTACCAGTCAGTAATTGGTGATCCAGTTGCCAATGTCCAATTCCAGAAGTTCGGTGATGGTGAAGCT